GCAAAATATGTTACAGCTTATCCGATTGCAAGATATTTAAAGCAATCTGATGTTCCGGTGAAGCCTGATGGCTTATCTAGCTGGAGCGTCCTCGGTGGTATGGTATATAGTAAGATTCGATCTCGTTTCGTTTCGACTAATTCTAAGTCCTCAAAGTTTTTCTTTGGCCTCCTTCAAGGGGTCAAGAGAGGATGTTATATAGTTGATAATGACTTCCTTCTTGAAGCCAAGAAGAAACATATGAAAGTTCTTACAAAACCAACTTCTATGGTAGATCCAGATTTCTTAGAAAAGGACTTTGTTATCCTTACTCGAAAAATTATGTCGAGGTCTAAGATTTCTCCTAATGAGATACTGAAGATCACTGAGCCTTCTAAATCTGCTGTTCTCCATACCAGTCGGCGAGAGGGCGGGCAAGAGTCAGATGTTCGAGAATTTCTCGATATCCCTGTTACCGTCCCTGACGTCTTTATGAGACGGTCTGATTGGTTAGAAGATATGGCATTTTACGATAACCTGTACTCCATGGTTGAGACGAATGAGGGGGTGAAGGAGATGCGTGGACATATAGTGACCTCTTCTGAGAAGAGAGAACTAATCAAATCTACAGCTCTCCGAAGTACGCCTCTAAATTGTAGGATTGTTGCCCTTTCAGAACCCCTGAAAGTCCGTATCATTTCTGCAGGAGACCCTCTTCCCTACTATGTTAGCAAACCTTTTCAAGTTAATGTCTGGTCCTATCTACGACAGTTCCGTCAATTTAAGTTGATCGGAGAGCCTCTTGAGACACATCACTTATCCAGTATGTTAGATCTGGAATCTGAGCTCTCAAAGCATATCTCTCAACTTAACGACGATAAATGGAATTCAAAGGCCATACGGCCTTATCGTCTCCCTCCTAACGAACTGTTCAATTCTGGCGACTACTCAGCCGCGACTGACAACTTGAAAATAGAATATACTCTCGCTGCATTTGATGTTATATTTGATCAAATGCTTAACTTTGCGCACAATACACATAATGGTGATTTTGCCCTCGTTTCGGATTACTTGGTAACCATGAGGAAGTTATTAGAAGAGCATAATCTTTGGTACGAAGATAATAATGGAGAATTAGAAAAGTATGCTATCTCTCAAGGTATAGAATATTCAACACAGATGTTTGAAGATAAGAAATTTTTGATAACTCGACAACATAATGGTCAGCTCATGGGATCTCCTATTAGCTTTCCTTTTCTTTGTCTTATCAATTTCGTTTGCTTCTGGCATTCTCTGAATATATATTGTAAAACCTTAATACCTTTCCGCAAGGTTCCCGTCCTTATTAATGGTGATGATATTCTTTTCCGGACTAATGAACAACATTTCGTTATTTGGAAGAAGATAATCACTGAGGTCGGGTTCACTCTATCTCTTGGAAAAAATTATACCCATAAGACACTGTTAACGATCAATTCTCAATTGTTCGAATTTACAGGTGGTCCTACCGGGTGGGAAGAGTTCCATGAAATCTCGTATTTCAACATTGGTTTACTCATTTCCCAGTCCAAAGGAAGACTTG